TATACCCACTCAAACACGATAATGCATCATACGGAGTCGGGGATACCCTTTTGTTAGAACTAAGCCAATTTTTAGGATTTACAGACTTAGCTAGACTTTGGCCAAAGTTAAAACTATATTCACGACGGCCTCTTTTAAGGGTTATTTTATAGACATCCCTTGTATCGGTATCATCTATAAAATGGTAATCGTGTTTTATAAACTCTATATCTATAGTTGTACTAGTACAATCTAAAAAGTCCTTAGCTTGCTGGTCATATTCATTCATTTTTTTAACTCCTTATCTCTTCTCTCTAATCTCTCTATACTAACTAATAAATCCTTTCATATATTATAGTAACTATATTACAGTAGTTTTATAGTACTGTCAACACTAAAAACAAAATTAAAAAGGTGTTGACATTATACAATATTATAGTTATAGTAGTATTATATTGATTCAACTAAAAACAAAAATTAAAAAGGTGTTGACAATATAAAATAATACTGTACTATAGATACAGAGATTAGAGATAAGAGAGAGGTGAAAAAATGAATATTAAAATATTGAATTTATTGGGCAGTATGACTGTAAAGCATTTTATAGCTAAGTATAGGCTAGTCAAAAGAACTGATACTATAGATATGTCTAACCCGTTATACATATGCTATGACGATAAATATATCATATCTAGAAATAAATAAATCTACATAACTGTATATTTATATAGATTTCAGTATAGATTTAACTGTATAGATTTCAGTATATAGATTTCAGTATATAGATTTCAGTATATAGATTTCAGTATATAGATTTCAGTATATAGATTTCAGTATATAGATTTCAAAAAATAAAAAGGAGTTTAAAAAATGAATATGTTACAAAATTCTGAAAAATGGGAAGATTTAGATTTTAATGAGTTTGATGTGTATGGAGACGAAATCAACCTTGGATATGATTATCAAATAAAGGTATTTTACGAGTGTGTTTTTAAATCAAAATACATCGATAATTACGATGGGTTTATATATGACGGCCATATGTTCATAGAGCGTTCAAATGGGGGCGAATCTGTAATGTTTAATTCATTGAAGGAAATTAAGGATATTGTAGATCAGGCTAAGGAATATTGGGACCAAACGGATTTATTAGCTATAACAAAGTATATAAATATAGAAAAAGATGATGAACTTGTTGTAGGTTTATCCACTCAATATAAATACGTGAGGGTTTAAAAAAATGAATGAAAAAAAGATATATGAATTAGATGATCTACAGGAAATAAGCGCTGCTTATAGCCTAGATTTATCAGAAATGTCTGGGGAAGAAAATGGGAGCGTTTGGTATAATGATGAATATTACACCACAAGAAAAAATATAGAGTTAATGGAGCTGTATGCAGAGTTCAATAAACTATACGAGTATCTATGGGAATTTAGTTCGGATGCTCATCCGTATGCGGAAGAGTTAAGAGAATTGTTTTGGAGATCTTCCCACATTGTGACTGATAAATACGATGATGATAATAGTGGCGATGGCTATCCAGACGATTTATATAATTGTGTGGTAGACCCAGATGATGAGGATGCTTTTTTACCGTTAGGTTAGTTATTTTAAATATAAACCAGTCGATTTCGACCGGTTTAAAACAAAGGAGTCAAATATGGGTATGTTAGAAAATTCTGTAAAATGGGAAGATTTAGATTTTAATGAGGTTGAGGTATATGGAGACGAAATCAACCTTGGATATGATTATGATATAAAGGTATTTTACGAGTGTATTTTTAAATCAAAATACAACGATAATTACGATGGCTTTATATATGACGGCCATAGATTTAGAGAATGTTCAAATGGTGGCGAATCTGTAATGTTTGATTCATTACAGCAAGTTAAAGCTATAGTAGATCAGGCTAAGGCGTATTGGGACGAAACGGATTTATTAGCTATAACTAAATATATTAATATAGAAAAAGATGATGATCTTATTGTAGGGTTAGCCACTCAACACAAATACGTGAGGGTTTAATTATGTATTCTATTCTTGAAATTGAACAATTAATGCGACAACGTGATAAGTGCAGGCAGAGGCTGTATGATGCGAATCTAGAAATTGCTAATATCAGACGCAAATACCCTGATTTATTCTTGCAGGCCAAGCAAAAACACGAGAAAGGAAGAGAAACAGTAGAGCGATTATTGAAATATATCAAAACTAAGAATAAGGGTTGAATAAGGAAGGGGCTAGGCGGAGAGTCATAACCGCCTAGCCTATTGATGACAGGGAGTGTTATCCCAATAAGAAGAGCGCCGATTGACGCTAGCACGTTATAAACGCTTATGCTAGATTTAATTATAAAGGATAAAAAATGAAAAACAAACTACTAACAATATGTTTAATAATTGCATTAACTATATCAGCGCAGGCTATAGATTTATTGCCGTCAAAAAAAACAACGTATAATACTAAGATACCTAAAGATTGCTATAATATCGTATCCTATCGACCCGACGAAATCCTATGTAGAACTAAAAATAATGAGTATTTTTTGGTATATATGGATACGTGGCTGTATCGACAAAACTTTGTACGTGCCGAGGAATAATTGATTTTCATAAAATAAAACAGCTATACTAGATTTATGGCTAAGTTCGAAAAGGGTAAAAGTGGGAACCCTGCTGGCAGACCGCCAAAGAAAAAATATATATCCGAGGCGTTATCGGATATACTTTTATCCACAAAAATGAAAATCGATTTTACCGTGAACGGAAAGCAAAAAATCGTAACACTCGAATCAGATAAAAACCTTGTGTATGGTGTTGCTGCAAAACTTGTAGGTTCAGCGCTAGAAGGGAATATAAGAGCTATCAACACGATATTTGACAGGGTAGAGGGTAAACCATTGCAATCAATAGAAAATACGATAGAATTAAATAAGGACGATATCGTTATTAACTTTGGTAAATAAAAACAAAAGGTAGGGGCATAAATGGCAGCACAGAATATAGTTTTAGGCGTAGAAAATAGGCTAGGAGTAACAGCAGCAGGCGTTACTGATTGGATATTATTAAATAATCACAGATCAACGTACCCAGTAGGTATAAGCGTCTATCATAATGGATCTACTACAGCATTCAGTGCAGCAGTTGAATATACATTCTCTAAAGACCCAGACACAGCACCAGCAAATTCAGTGCGTGAACATAAATATCTAAAAGGGCTTAGCGAGGCAACAGCAGCCGATGAGCTAGACGGCAACTTTAGCGTGCCAGTTACAGCAGTAAGGTTGAATGTGGCTAGTATTACTGGTGGAGAGCTTTTTATATCTGTTATACAAGCGGGGGTATAAATGGCAGGGGAATCAAGTACAGCATACGAGGGCGTAACAGACCTTGAGGGCATAGCTTATCAGGGGCTATATCTACAAGTAGCCGACGCACCGCCTGAACCGCCACCAGTACCAACGGATAGAACGGTATTACTTGAATTTGACGACTTGAGCAGCATTATTGCAACAGGTAATGATGTGTCACAAGTTAACGATAAATCAGGGAATAATAATAATTTCAGTGTACTTGGTACGCCCAAAATAAACGGCTTCCAGCAAAATAGCCTTAATGTAGTTGATTTGATTGAAGGTCAAAATTCAGCGTTGATATCAGGCACAATTGATATGACTAATAGCTTCACTTTCTATATGGTGGCTAAAGTTAAGACTGTTAATAATGTTTTAGACACGCTGGTTGCGATTGAGGATGATTTAGGTAACACTGTATCAATTGTTTCTAACAATTCTGCCAAGTTCGATTCTGCCGTTGTAAGCAGTTTTCATTCAGATATTATTCCAGCAGATGCACCTTACGAATACAATTATATGATATACAAGTATGAATTAGACCATCTAAATAATACGGCAACTTTATCAATAAACGGAAATCAAGTAGGCCAAACAGCTTATACTGGCACGATGGGAACCACTGCTACTATTAAAATTGGCCGAGATGTTCAAAATGTCCGATTTTTAGAAGCTAATTTGGCAGAATTTATGTTTTATGAAGGGGTGGTATCGGCAGTTGATGATGCTAACCTTATTAGTTTTTTCAAAAATAAATGGGCGATATTAGACCCTAGAAACCTAACCAATATAGCAGCATTTTATGATGCATCTAATCTTAGAGGTATGTTGATTGGTCCAGCGTTAGGTGGTGGCTTTGAACTTAATACATTGATTGATTTAAGTGGTGGTAATAATAATTTAGATTCTACGGCTCTATATCGTCCTATAACTCAATCACCAACAAACAAACGCAATGGCCTGAATACAGTAGAGTTCGACAACATTCAGAAATCAATGAAGAAAATTAATTTTCCTGTTAACAATATCAATTCAAGTATGACGTTTGTATTTTTGACCAACGTTATTCCTGTAAATATAACCAATATTAATCAATCTGCAATATCGTGGAGCCAATTCCCCAATGATTTTAATATTGAATCAGGTTCAAGCAGCAATGTGTTTAATTGTCGAGCGGATGGCAGTAGTACTTTCCATAGTAATTTAACCCCAACGGGAACCCCTTATACTGGGGCGTATCACGTTTATATATATAAATTGGATGGCGTTGCAGGTACGGCAAGCCTTGTTATTGATGATATATTCAGAGGCCAAGTTAATGATTACGCAGCTAATCTAACAACTGGGGACTTTTACCTTAACGCTAACAAAGCCGACCAAACACAAGGACTTGTTCAAAATTGGCTTGAAATGATTATATTACACGAGGCAACAAGTGCAACTACGGATACTAATATATATAATTACCTAAAAGGAAAGTGGGCTTTATAATTGGCATTAACCCTTAATTTTCCAGAAAAAATAGGGGGGCATCCAAAACAAGAAGCAGTATGGCAAAGTAATGCTAGGTTTATAGATATTATGGCTGGGCGCCGTGGGGGCAAGGACTGGATAGGCACAAGGAAAGCTATACAGTATATATATCGAGATTTAGCCGACGGAAAAGGCATCCCAGACGATAAAGTAAATTTTAAACGGAATGTGCCCAAGCTTGAGTACTGGTTTTTAGCACCTACATACACCATTATTAAAGAGGTAATGCAGCATATTTTCTTGTTCTTGCCAGAAGAGTTGATTCAAGATGACAAATCACGTTCAAACCCGCCTAAGCTATGGTTAAAGCCAAATATTTTAATCCATTTTAAATCAGGGGATAACCCGCAATCGTTAGTTGGTTCAGGCTTAAACGGATGTTACATCACAGAAACCGCACGATTAAAAAAAGCGGTATGGAATGACAACCTAAGACCCACGTTATCAGATAAGCAGGGCTGGGGAATAATGACGACCACTCCGTTGCCTAACTGGTATATGGAAGACATACGACCGTTGTCTCAGCAATCCGAAAAAAAGGATAGTGAATGGGAAGGCCACTTCTGGACAACAGCCGAAAACACAACCAACCCAGAGCTAATAAAAGAGGTTGAAACAGCCAGAAGAACGATGCCCGAAAGGTACTTTAAGCGCAACTATTTAGCGTGCGCCGATGCATTCCAAGGCCAGATCATAGATAACTACGATAGCAGTATTCATATAGATAAAATTCAATATAAAAAAGATGTATATAAATATATATTTTGTGGTGTGGATTGGGGGTATACCCATAACGGCTGTATATGTGTGATTGGGATAACAAAAGATGACGATATCCATGTACTTGAAGAAATAGCTAAACCAAGAGTACCAGTTGTTAGTCAAGACCCTACGGCAGAAACATGGGTTAAATTAGCCAAGGGAATTTTAAACAAATACCCCGTTGAAATGTTTTATTTAGCGCCAGATGAGCCAGAACACATAGACCAGTTCAAAAGATCGGGCGTGTATCCATGTAGGGCCGCAGATAATGCCGTTTCCGCAGGCATTCAGTATTTATGCACGTTCTTTAATGTGGACGAAAACAAGCATACAAGAATCAAGATCAATAATACTTGTGTAAATCTTATACGTGAATTACCTAAATATCGGTGGAAGGAAACAAAAGACGAAATACAGCAAGAAGAACCCATAAAAGAAGAGGATGACAGCATAGACGCTTTACGATACGCAGCTTTTTCGTCCCGTAAGTATTTGAGGGGTACTTTTTAAAAAAATATAGTGTAAAATATAAGTAGTAGATAATTGGGAAGTTATCTACACACAAGGGCAAGGGAAAAAAATAGGGTGAATATATTCAACTTTTTTAGAAAAAAGACACAAAAGGGCATGTCTCAGTTTGATGCGTTCGACAAGCCTACAATAATTAATGGTACGCCAGTATTGGCCAGTCCAGAACAATATCTAAACGCTTATAACACAATTAACTACATATCGACGATGGCAGGTATTTTATCATCAGATATTGCATCACTAGAATATTTTTTGCTTAATAAAAAAGGGGAAATAGTTAATAATCTAGAATTTGAGCAGCTTATTGAGCAGCCAAACGATAATTTGACGGGCTTTGAGTTACGACAAATATCAATGCTGCATTTTTTGCTTGAAGGCAACTTTTTTTGGTTGCCAGAACAAGGCGATGCACTCGCTTTAATGAACAACAAGCCTAGCAGAATAAGCGTACTTAACCCGTCAGAAATTGATATTGTCTCTAATGGAACCATAATTAAGGCTAAAGATATATCCAGCTACAACACAATAAGCCACTATCAAGCAACAGGAACTCTCTTACAGACCCTAAACAATAGAATGTTAAATAAAGATTCTATTATACATATAAAAGGCAGCAGCCCTTACAATGCTATACGAGGAATGGGCAAAATTCAGGCCAACGCACCTATGCTAGAGATCGATATGTACCAAAACATTTTTAATAAAGCATTTTTTAGGCAAGGAGCAATGTCAAACCTTGCAGCAATGCAAAAAGAAGACCTTGGACCACAGCAATACGAAATGTGGAAGAAAGCTATAGATATTCAATATCAAGGGCTATCTAATATGCATAAAATTATTAAATTACCGCCTAACACAGACGTAAAACCGCTTAATTTATCGCATAAAGATATGGATTTTTTAAGCCAAAAAGAAATGACCCGTCAGGATGTGGCTAATATTTTTGAGTTGCCACCCGTTATTTCAGGCGATTTAAACAAAGTACAAGGATACAGCAGCACGCAACAAATGAAGCGCTACTTCAAAAACACATTACCTAAGTATTCTAAACAGCTTGCTTATGCTTATCAGAACATTTTGAATAGGTTTGATAAAAGCCTAACCTTTAAATTTAAGTATCCAGTGGCTATCGATAGAAACGAAGAGTCAGAGGTTGGTCAAAGATTGTTTGATCGTGGGGCAATATCTCAAAACGAATACAGAGAAATGCTTGGGCTGCCAACTGTTGAAGATCAAGAGGCTAACAATAGATACATAAAAACTGATTATATTAATGTAGAAACACTAGACGAGCTTAACGCAAGTAATTTAATACAGACAACAGAAAAAGAGTTTAAAAAAACGTATATATCTAAAGCGTTAGAGAATTTCAACCAAGATAATTTTATACGCTTTTCTAAAAGAACCAGAGAAAAAATCGCAAATAAAATAGCTAAAGACATAGCCTCATTTTATAAAAAACAAGAAAGTAGAGTCCAAACAGGATTAAAAAAAGCAGCGAACATAAAAGACCTTTATAATGTCAGCGTTGAAACAAAAGAGCTAGAAAAAACAGCTAAAAAGATGTTCACATCTGCATTAAGCATATCTTATAACGAGTTAAACGAATACTTTGATATAGAATTTGATGCTACTACAAAAAACCCCGTATTCAATAAACAAGTGGCTACCCTAACAGATAAGATAGTTGAACAGATAACGCCTAGCCGTAAGGAAGAATTAGAGCGATTACTTAATGTAATGGTAGACGAGGGGTTAAGTCTTAGCGAATTATCCAGCCAGATAGAAGATTTATACGGCACATTAGACAGTACCAGCGGAAGCAGAGCAATGAGAATAGCCAGAACAGAGGCAAGCAAGACATGGGATACAGCAACCATTCAATCGTACAAAGAGTTAGACGTAAAAGTAGTTGATGTTGTTGGGTGTGACGATGAAGTACCGGACTGCAACAAGAAGAACGTACCTATTGAGGAAGCGTCTCAATTAACATTTCACCCTAATCACACAGGGACAATTGTACCAAGGAGTTAAAATGGAATTAAAACAAAAAGCGATATCGTACCTTAAAAGCAAGAATATAGAACTTGATTCAACGCACGCAACCATCCAAACTATCAATAAAATATGCCCATCTTGTATTGATGGGGACGATAAATTATACGTAAAAGGCTATATAACCACATTCGAAAATATGGACTTAGAGGGTGACGTGGTAGACAAAGAAGCTTTTAACGAAACATTAGAAGCAAATAAAGTTGTACCGCTATTAAGAAATCACATGAATTCAACAGTAGACCAGATGGGAGCTTTTACTAAGTTTACTATAGACGATAAAGGGGTGTTAGCAGAGGGATATATAAGCAACACACCCGAAACCCAGCACGAACGCCAATTGATTAAGGATGGCGCACTAAATAGCTTTTCAATGGGTGGTTTATGCAAATATGAGAAAAACATAATTAAAGATGTCATATTGTTAGAGGCGTCGATCGTGCCTATCCCTGCAAACGATCAAGCTAAATTTAAGGTCAAAACAATACAAGAGAAATCTAAGGAAGTACCGCTAGAGGAAACCAAAGAGAGTATTACAACACGTATAAAAAGGCTTAAAAAATTAATTAAGGAGTAAATAAAATGAACGAATTTGTAACAGAATTATTATCTAAAAATGTTTGTGTAGATGAAATTATTTCAAAATGTGCTGAAAAGTTTTCAGACTTGAGCGACAATGAGATAGTGAAGGGAATTGAAACCGCAAAAAGAGCATTTGAAATAAAAAAGTCTTTAGAAAAAAGTGCCCAAGAAAAAAGAGCTTCCGACGCTTTAAATGAAAGAGTTGAAAAAGCTATCGAGGCAAAACTAAAAGAAATCAAGGTTCCCTCACTGCTTGAAAAATCAGCTTCACAAGTTGAAGTATCAGAGCCAGCAGGGGCATGGCGTGCAGATGTTGCTAAAGCTTTCAGACTAAAGAAAAAACAAAGCGAAGGCACATTCACACAAAAAGATGCAAGCGAAATGGCTGAACTTTGCCAAAAAGCTGAAAACGTAAGAAAATCTGCAAACGGATTAACCCCAGATATTGCTTTAGAAGGTGGCAACCCTATCCGAATAGAATTTGATCAAGAGGTTGATAAATTAGTTTATACTAACAGCCAGCTACTTGATGCTGTTCAAATAAGACAGGGAACACAAAAAACCCAGATCAATGGACTAACTAACACCGATTTTACTTTTAGAGCGGATACCCGTTCAGACTATGCAGAACAACGACCAGACACACTAGCAGAAGTTGTTGAATATAAAACAGCAGGCCAGTTGATTTTCATTGCTAACACAATGTTTGAAGATGTAGACTATAACCTAGTTTCAGAATTAACCGAATTAGCAGCAGACGCAAAAATCAGACTTCTTGAGCCATTAATTGCTTCAGGCGATAGTTCAAGTGCATTCTTGGGTATCAATTTTAGTGCAGGCGTTACAGCATTAGACTGCATTAATATTTCAGGTGGTTCAGGAACAGGAAACGGCGATATTGTAGACAATGATTTAAGCAACATGTATGCCGCAGCTGCTAGCCAAGGGCGTAACCAAGGCGTGTTTATTCTTGATACAAGAGAATGGCTAAGAATCAAAAACGAGAAAGACAGCCAAGGTATGCCAATTAATGCTGTATCTATGGTTAATGGTCAGATGATTCATAACGCTACAGGCCGTCCAATTATTTCTTCTGATTTAATGTCTAGAACAAATAACGCTTTAGTTGCTAACACTGGTGGCACCGACGTTACTGTTCTGTTTGGCTCTCTACCTAATTTTAGAATTTACCAAAAAGGGCAACTAGAAATTGCTACTAGCGCTGATTATGCTTTCGCAAGTGCTGAAACTGCTATGCGTGTTCAAATACATTACAAGCAGGCAATGCCTAGCCAATCAAGCAGTAAGTTCGTAACACTACAAGGGGTAAAAAATAACCCATTAAGCTAGTTTTAGAGATTTATTAGTTTAGAATGAAAGTAGCCCCTTCATCTTTCCCCTTTTTTGTGATGGGGGGGCTACCGTAACAAGGGAGGTATAAAAAATGAGTGAAAAAAATGGAATATTAAGAGTAGGGTTTTATAAAGATGGATACCAGCTTAAAGCAGGCGATTCAATTAAAGTAACAAAAGAATTACTAGACAAAGGCTATTTTGTTAAGGGCACTAAATTGCCAGAAAAACCAAAAAGAAAAACAAAAAAAACAGAAGAATAAAAGGGCATTAAAATGGATTACTGTACTATCGATGAATTAAAAAGAAAATTAAAACGACCAACAGGAGCGGACGTATATAACGATACCTATCTAGGCGAAGCGATCACACGTTCAAGCAGAATAATTGACACATTAACAAGCACTTTTTTTTATGAAAAAACAATATCCAATTTGATAATTGATAGATACAGTATTATAGATAATATAGCCATTTTAAATAACACAATTATACTAAACGCACCTTTGACAGATACAGTGCCAATAGTAATTGTTGAAGACGAAAAAGCACTAACAGAGAACACAGACTTTTATGCATATAAAACAGCAGGCACAATTGAAAAAAGTCATAGTTGGTCAACAAACAGAAAATCAATAGACCTTACATGTTCTATAGGCTACACAACACCGCCAACAGATATAGTGACGGCAACTTTAGAAATCGCACAAATACTTACAGGGCTAGGCGTTCAAGTGGTACAGGGCGACGATGGGGACATAGAGGGCTTTATATCAACTAAGATACCTTCAATTGTCAAAAAAACCTTAAATAGATATAGGTGGGTTACAATTTGAATCTAGAATTACAAAACATGGAAAAGACAGTCAATGAACTTCTTGATATAAATTCAGGTATCAAACGAGAATACCCTAAAGTTATTAAGCAAACCGCAATCTTTGCATTCAAAGAAATCAAAACAGACTACCCCAAAAAAAGTGGGTTTGCCAGACAATCGTTTCAGCTCGCAGGGCTAACACCTACCAGTTATGAAGTCGCATCAAAAGCACCTCAAGTAAATGTATTAGAAAACGGAGCAAGAGCGCACACTGTAAGGCCAAAAAAAAGGAAATACTTAACAATCCCTATTAAAGATAGCGTAAAAACTAAATCAGGAATCAAGCAATCAGCCTTAAATAAACTTTTTAAAGAATTAAAAAAACCTAAGGGAAGAAAAAAGTATGAAATATTTAAGGATGTAGGGATTGTATTATCTAAAAAAGCCAATATCCCAGCCAGAAGAGCAAAAAAGCCTTTAGCTAAAATTTTTGTACCCAAGATAGATAAAGAAATGATAAAAAATACTAACGAAATGCTTACAAAATTGGGGTTTAGATAATGGGAGTTTACACAAGCATTATTACAGAATTTAAAAATAGAATTGATACAGCTATGCAATCAGGTAACTTACTTGATGACGTGGTCAATTTTCAGATAGGCAACAAATTACAAAACGACGGCACAAATTCTTTCCCTAAATTAGTATTAAATGCTAGCAGCTCATTTATTAGCGAAACATTTGAAGCGTGTTCAGCCAACAAAAAGGAAGCTGATGTTGGATTGGTTCTTACGGTTCTATGTAGAACTACAGGGACAGGATCAGACAACTTTTATTTTGATGGTACTAATGGAATTTTACCTTTAATTGAAAGAGTTTTAGACGTGATCAGCAGTAAAACGGATGGCAGCCTAGATCCCAGATTATTACAATACGGAAGAAAATCTAGCGTTATATCAGTGGGCAGCATCAGCACCTATCAAGACGATATAGTCTATTGCGATATCAATTTAACCTTAAATATAAAAGATTTTGTAATAAACAACAGGAGGGAAGAATGAAAATAAAATGTATTACAAATAAAAGAACTGTAACCGTTGAGGGCAAACGCTACAGTTTTAGCTATGGTGACATAAAAGAATTGCCCGATTCTGCAATGAAGTTAGCAGAAACCCCATTTTTTGAGGCCGTGAAAGAAGAAATAAAAGAAGAAACAAAAATTATAAAGGAGAATGAATTATGACATGTAATGTAGCGCAAGGGTGGAGTTCTTATATTGGATTTGGAACGCAGACAGTAGACCAATTTACAGCAGCAGACCCAACAATATTTCAGGAGTTTAATGCCGACGAATCATTGCAGGAGGTGGAGCCAGACAAGGGAGCCGTAGCAGGTGGCATTAGATATTCACAAAGCAAAACTAGCGTCAAGCGTGGCAAGAAATCGGTAGAAGGTTCAAGCGGAACAGGCTTTTTATATCCTAACGACTATTATTTTGCGAAGATATACGCTGCAATCCTTGGGAACAATCAAACAGTATCAGGCGATGCCACAACAGGCTATACCCATACATTCAACGAGCCAACAACTAAAGCTCAGTTTCCACAATACGGCCAAACTATTGAGGTATTACGTGGCGCAGAGGCTACAGTAGGCGTAGCTAACGAAAACCTTTTTAAATATATTGGATGCTTTGCCAACACTGTAACCCTAACATTGCCCGAAAATGATAACGTATCACTTGCTGCGGAGTGGATAGGGATTAAAGAAGAGTACAACGCAACGCCCAATGTTACGCCAACATTCTCAGAAGTGCCTCAAATTGAATCATGGCAAGCAGTTATTAAAATTGGAAACACACTAGGAACAGCTACACAAATTAAATATTCAGATGCCACTTTTTCTATTACAAAAAACGTTGT